TTTCCACTTGACAGATGAGCATGAAGTAGTATAACATATACATAAAGTATTACTTAAGGTAGCTTTAAGTACCTTTAAGTACCGTAAAGTATTTATCAACTCTAATATATATAGTTATTATAATACTTTAAGTAAGCTTTAAGTAGGAACTTTAAGTACGTACCAAAAATCTTTTGTCGTCCCAACTTAAAGTACTTGACACTCAGCACCAACTTAGGTATAACTAGCCATGTCAAAGCCAAAAATGTACATAAGCGATAATGTACTAGAAGAATTTTACTACGCACTAGCTTCAGAAGACGAAGGGAGAATGCGTAGAGTCCACATCCCAAGATCAGATGTGTTCTATATCAGAAATAAAATATTAGAAGACACAGGCGTTAAGTATTCCCTGGACAGAGTTGAAAGAGCTATGTACTTAGAGGGTCATCTTAAGGCTTCAGATGTGTTTGAACCTAAAAGAAAGAGGGATTGGGAATGACTGTAGCAATGGAACGTATTCTAGCTTGGAAAATCATGCCAAGGCTGATGATGTTAGTTATGACTTGGATGTATATCGAGGTTCTCTTCTGGTTTATGTCTTTATCTCCTTCTGATATGACTTCACAAGCTACAGCACTCACTGCCACAGTAACTGGAGCTATGACTGGAGCCTTTGCTGTGTGGCTAGGGAACGAGAAGTAATATGATTGGTCAAATCTTAGGGGCAGTTGGAGGATTAGCTACCACTTACCTAGATGGTAAGGTAGCAGTACAGAAAGCTAACGCAGAGATTAAGGTTAAGCAAGCTACTGGTGAGATTGACTGGGATCTAGCAGCTATTCAAGCTACTCAGAACTCTTGGAAAGACGAATGGATTACCTTACTCTTTTCAATTCCACTGATTCTAGCATTCTGTGGTGATTGGGGTAATAATATTGTTCAAGCTGGCTTTGCTGCACTAGAAACTATGCCAGCATGGTACCAGTATTCACTTGGTGGAATTGTTTCAGCAAGTATCGGAATCAGATCCGTAAGTAAATTCTTTGGGAAGAAGTAATGTCTGCAAATCAAATTAAATCCTTAAAAGCAAGGGTCAGTAAGTTATCTCCTAAGTCTTTAGATAAGATAGATTCGGGACCATTAGGTACTGTACTAGAAACTTTATTTGCTGCAGGTAAAGCTGTCTTAAATAACAAAGAAATTACCAGATTAGAAAAGAAAATCTCTATGTTAGAAAAAGGAGAAGCAGCAGCTGAACGCCGTACCTCCACTAAAAAATATATGGAGGGTGATGACTCTAGTGAGTATCATGGTAAGGAAGCAAAACAAATAAAGAAAGCTAAAAAAGTAAGATCTACCAAAGGGTTTAGTAAAGGTGGTCTAGTAGACTACCGTAAAACAGGATTATTTAAATAATGAACAAGAACTTTCAGAAATGTTTAGAGATGTTGCTACACCACGAGGGGGGCTTTGTGAATCACCCTCAAGATCCTGGTGGTATGACTAACCTTGGGGTGACTAAGGCTGTCTATGACAAGTGGATTGGACGTGAGTCTACTAAGTCTGAGATGATGGACTTAAAGCCTGATGATGTAGCACCTATTTACAAGAAGAATTATTGGGATAAGGTAAAAGGTGATGATCTTCCTAGCGGTGTTGACTGGTGCGCCTTTGACTGGGCCGTTAATAGTGGCTCTGGTCGTCCAGCTAAAGCTATTCAACGTGCTGTGGGAGCAACAGCAGATGGGGCTATTGGCCCTATGACTCTGCAAGCTGTCATGAACAAGGAACCTCAGATGATTATCGAGAGTGTCTTTAGCCAACGTCAGAAGTTCTATGAGTCCTTACGTACCTTTGAAACCTTTGGTCGTGGTTGGACTCGTCGTAACAAAGAAACACTAGACCAAGCACTGAGTATGATCTAATGGCTATACCTGAACGAGTCAAGAACAAGATGAAAGCTGTAGGGCTTAAGGGAGTCAACAAAGCTCAACGCCTTAACGACAGCAGTGGTAAGTCTCACCACGTTATGGCTAGTGAAGGTGGTAAGTATAAGTATATTAAGTTCGGTGAGAAGGGTGCTTCTACTGCAGGTAAACCTAAAGCTGGTGAATCTGATAAGATGAAGAAAAAACGTGCAAGCTTTAAGGCTCGTCATGCCAAGAACATTAAGAAGGGTAAGATGTCTGCAGCTTACTGGGCCGACAAGGTTAAGTGGTAATGACTCTTATCTCTCACTTTCCTTTACCTAGCTTTCCTTTTCAAACTCATGATAATATTATCTTTGAGAAAGCAGACAAAGATAGGTCAAGTAGGAATAATGAAGTAGAAGAACCTAACAAGATTACTCCTGATACACCAGTGGAAGATCTTAAAATAGTGAATCAGATGTATGCTTATAATCCTAATCCAAACAAGTTACGAACTCCTGATGGGCAGATCGTAGACTTTATTATTGCTTAAAGGAAAAGAGTATGAAAAAGAAAATGAATCCAGGAATGGTAGCATTAAAAAAGAAAGCACCAAAGGTAGCAGCTAAGATGGGCTATAAGTATGGTGGTATGGCCAAAAAGAAAATGGGCTACAACAAAGGCGGCATGGCTAAATGCGGCGCATCTTATAAGGGATAAATAGAATGGCAACGCTACGTGAATATATGAACAGTAAGCTAAAAGCTATGGGTAAATCTGCTGCTCAAGCTAAAAAGAGTGCAGGTAAATACAAGAGTATTGCTGCTGCTAAGAAAGCTGGGTCACTTTACTATACAGATAAGAATGGTAAAGTAATGGCTGCTGTCTTTGCAGAAGATCTTAAAAAACCCATTGCTGCTATTAAACCTAAGAAAAAACCTTCACAAAGCCGAGGGCCAACAACACGTCCTACTATGCCTAACCGTCAAAAGAAATATCTTGAGCGAAAAGAAAAAGCTGAACTTGAAACGTTAAACAAACAAAAACGTATGACTGGTATGGAAATTACCGATTCAGTCTTAAACGCAACTAAAAAACTTAAAGGTAATTCTGCTAAGTTCAACGCTTTCTTTAAAGCAAATAAGTCTAAGTATAAAAAAGAAGGTGGCGGCTTTGATATGCGTAAAGCTAAAGATGATTGGGCTAAGACTCAAAAATAATGCATAACGGGGTTGCATTATTGTCTGTAGTACGCTAATATAAAATATGTAAAACTACTCCTGCACAAATAAAAGGAGTAGTGCTATGTTTAGAAAAGTATTGAAAGCGATTCAACAGAATCAACAACGAAGAGCAGACTATTGGATACTCATGAACCTGAGTGACAAAGAGCTGCATGATATGGGGATCAGTAGAGGTGAAATCAGGCAAAAAGTCTACGGTTAATGCAGCGGGTAATTATACTAAGCCTAGTATGCGTAAGCGCCTTGTTGCTTCCGTCAAAGCTGGAGGGAAAGGTGGAAAGCCCGGACAATGGTCCGCCCGGAAAGCCCAAATGGTTGCAAAGCAATATAAGGCAAAAGGTGGAGGATATAAGTAGTGAAAGTAGATGCACCTAAAGGCTATCATTGGATGAAGCAAAAAGATGGTAGCTTAAAACTAATGAAGCATAAAGATAAGTTTGTACCTCATAAGGGTGCATCTCTTACTGCTAACTTCTCTGTACAAAAGAAACACGATGCCAAAAAGTAAAAGTCAAAAAAGTTTAACTGCTTGGACTAAGCAGAAGTGGAGAACCAAGAGTGGTAAGCCATCAACGCAAGGTTCAAAGGCTACAGGTGAAAGGTATCTACCTGAGAAGGCTATTAAGTCTCTTAGTTCTTCTGAGTATGCCGCTACATCACGAGCAAAACGAAAAGGCACTAAGGCGGGTAAGCAGTTTGTGGCTCAACCTAAAAAGATTAGAGCCAAAGTAAAACCGCATAGGAAAGTTACATGACAGAAAAGCAACAGAAGTTTCTTGATGCATTGTTTGATGAAGCCGAGGGCAACCCAGTTAAAGCACTTAAGATTGCAGGGTATGCTCAGGGGGAATCCTCTGCAAGAGTTATGGCTCCTTTAAAGGATGAGATAGCTAATCGTACCCGTGACTTCATTGCTACCAATGGCCCTCGTGCTGTTTGGTCTTTGATGAACGTTATGACTAACCCAACAGACTTAGGGAATAAAGAGAAGATGGCTGCTGCTAAAGACTTCTTAGACCGTGCTGGTTTTGTAAAGACCGACAAGGTAGAAGTCAAATCAGAAAGCCCACTGTTTATTTTACCTCCTAAAGAAAATGAAGCTTGATAAAACTTGGAAACTTCCAAAGCCTGACAAAACCGAAAGTGGCTATGTTTGGCACCCAGTAGTAAGAATAGGTAGACAAGTACCATTTGGGTACTCACAAGATCCAGATGACAAAGATGTAATAATACCTATACCAGAAGAACTAGAACTGTACGAACAAGCGAAGAAACACCTAAAGCAGTACAGCTATCGTGATGTAGCCAATTGGTTAAGTGATCAGTCAGGCCGACATATATCACATGTAGGACTATATAAGAGAGTTAGACTTGAGCAGAAGCGTAAGAGAGAAGCTGCAAACCAACGCTACCTTGCCGAGCGATACAAAGCGGCTCTCGCCAAAGCGGAAAAAATCGAAGCCCAAATCCGTGGTGGTAGAGAAGAGTCCAGCCCAGCCGAAGCCTGAGGCTCTAGACTACGAGGAGATTGCACGTGAGGTCATCTTTGAACCCAATGAGGGGCCACAGACAGACTTCCTTGCATCTACAGAGCAAGAAGTATTATACGGAGGATCAGCTGGTGGAGGTAAGTCTTATGCTATGGTGGCTGATCCTGTTCGTTATCTAGGTAATCCTAATGCTAGGATGCTCCTAGTACGTAGAAGTACAGAAGAACTTAGAGAACTTATTTCAGTATCCAAGCAGCTTTATCCTAAAGCTATTCCTGGAATTAAGTTTATGGAACGAGATAAGACTTGGGTAGCTCCCAGTGGCGCAACTCTCTGGATGTCTTACCTAGACCGTGACGATGACGTTATGAGATACCAAGGTCAGGCCTTTAACTGGATTGGCTTTGACGAACTTACACAGTGGCCTACACCATACCCTTGGAACTACATGAGGTCACGACTTAGAACAACCAGAGCTAGTGGCTTACCGCTCTACATGAGAGCTACTAGTAACCCTGGAGGGCCGGGGCATCAATGGGTTAAGAAGACCTTTATTGATCCTAACACCCCCAGTGAACCTTTTTGGGCAACGGATACAGAAAGTGGCGAAACTATATGCTGGCCAAAAGGCCATACTAGAGAAGGCGAACCACTGTTTAAACGTAGGTTTATACCTGCTACCCTATTCGATAATCCTTACTTAGCAGATGATGGTATGTATGAAGCTAACCTCCTGTCGTTACCTGAGCATCAGCGAAGGCAGCTACTAGAAGGTGACTGGGATATTAACGAAGGTGCAGCCTTTCCAGAGTTTAATCGTAAAGAACATGTAGTAGAACCTTTTGATATACCTAGTAGTTGGGTAAAGTTTAGAGCTTGTGACTATGGTTATGGATCTGCTACAGGAGTTCTTTGGTTTACTGTTAGTCCGTCTGAACAATTAATCATTTATAGAGAAATGTATGTATCTAAGGTTACTGCTACAGATTTAGCAGATATGATACTAGAAGCTGAAGATGGGGAGAAGATGCGCTATGGTGTTCTCGATTCTAGTTTATGGCATAACCGTGGTGATACTGGGCCATCATTGGCTGAACAGATGAATATGAAGGGTTGCCGTTGGCGTCCCTCTGATAGATCTAGAGGCTCTCGTGTAGCTGGTAAGAACGAAATACACAGACGACTACAGATGGATGAGTTTACTGAAGAGCCTAGAATGGTCTTCTTTAATAACTGCACTAACACTATTTCTCAAATACCTTCTATACCTTTAGATAAAAATAACCCTGAAGATGTAGATACTCATGCAGAAGATCACTTGTACGATGCCCTAAGGTACGGTATAATGACTAGACCACGCAGTAACCTATTTGATTTTGATGCAAATAATCACCGCACAGGATTCCAAGTTTCAGACGCAACATTTGGATATTAAGGATAAGATATGGAAGAAGATTTTGAAGATATGATGATGGATATGGAGGAAGCTTCCTCTATTGAAGATGTCAAGAAAGAAGATTACTCTGATCCAGCTGCAGGACAGATTGTTAGTTTTGTCAATGAAAAATTTTCTAAAGCTGAAACTGCACGAGAACTTGACGAGCAACGCTGGATTCAAGCTTATCGTAATTACCGTGGTATCTACGGGCCTGATGTTCAATTTACTTCTACAGAAAAATCACAAGTCTTTGTCAAAGTAACTAAGACTAAAGTACTAGCTGCCTATGGTCAGATTGCTGAAGTACTCTTTGGCGGCAACAAGTTTCCTATTACTATTGACCCTAGTGTTTTGCCAGATGGTGTGGAAGATACAGTAAACTTTGAAACTAATGCAGACCAACGTAAGGCAGAAGAGGGAATGCCTGACTTACTGCCCGGTGAAACCTACCCAGAGTTTAGGGAACGTCTTGCTGGTATGCAGAACTCTCTTGATCCTGTTATGGACAAACTTAAATCTGGTACAGCTAATACACCAACTTCTCCACAGTTTCATCCTGCTGAAGCTGCTGCAAAGAAAATGGAAAAGCAAATTCATGATCAGTTAGAAGAGTCTCACGCTAAGAAGCATCTACGTGCTGCAGCTTTTGAAACAGCATTGTTTGGTACTGGTATTATGAAAGGTCCATTTGCTGTAGATAAAGAGTATGCTAATTGGGATGATGAAGGTAATTACTCCCCTACATTTAAAACTATTCCTCAAACTACTTCTGTTTCTATTTGGAACTTTTATCCTGACCCAGATGCTGCTACAATGGAAGAAGCAGAGTATATTGTAGAACGTCATAAGATGTCACGTTCACAAGTACGTGCTTTAAAAAACAGACCTTACTTCCGTGAGAATGCAATTGATAACTCCTTGCGTCTCGGTGAGTCCTACAACAAAGAGTGGTGGGAACATGCTATGGAAGATAACTCTGAGCAGGATCAAGCGCAACGATTTGAAGTTCTAGAGTTCTGGGGTTTTGTAGATACAGAAATCTTAGAGAACCAAGATGTAGATATCCCTAGTGAGTTAAAAGACTCAGATCAACTTAGTGTAAACATTTGGATTTGTAACGGTCAAGTTTTACGTTTAGTAATGAACCCGTTTACTCCCGCCTATATTCCTTACTTTGCTGCACCCTATGAGATGAACCCCTATAGCATCTTTGGTGTAGGCATTGCGGAAAACATGGATGATACTCAAACCCTGATGAATGGGTTTATGCGTATGGCAGTGGACAATGCGGCACTGTCAGGTAACTTGCTAATCGAAATAGACGAGACTAACCTCGTCCCAGGGCAAGACCTCTCCGTGTATCCAGGGAAGGTGTTCAGGAGACAGGGAGGGGCACCTGGTCAAGCTATTTTTGGCACCAAGTTCCCTAACGTATCTAACGAAAACATGCAGATGTTTGATAAGGCAAGAGTACTATCTGATGAGTCAACTGGATTCCCATCTTTCGCACATGGTCAAACAGGGGTTACAGGTGTTGGTCGTACTGCTTCTGGTATTAGTATGCTTATGTCTGCTGCCAACGGCTCTATCCGTAATGTAGTTAAGAACATAGATGATTATTTACTAGCACCACTAGGCAAAGCCTTTTTTAACTTTAATATGCAGTTTAACTTTGATGCAGAAATTAAAGGCGACCTTGAAGTAAAAGCTCGTGGTACTGAAAGTTTGATGGCTAATGAAGTACGTAGCCAACGCTTGATGCAGTTCCTACAAGTTGTACAGAATCCTGCACTAGCACCATTTGCACGTATGGATTACATTGTACGTGAGATTGCTAAGTCTATGGATCTTGATCCTGATAAGGTTGGCAATAACATGGCACAGGCAGCAGTACAAGCTGAGATCCTAAAAGAGTTTCAAGCAGCTAATCCACCACCAGCACCAGAACCGGGAGTAGCACCACCTCAGGGCGCTCCTGCTGGCGCACAGGTACAGGATACTCAAGGTAGCGGGGGTGGTACCATAGGTACTGGTACAGCTCCTACACCGGGAGAACAGGGCTTCTCAGGTAACACTGGCCAACAACAGGTACAATGAAACTAGTCGTGAACAATACACTAAAGCCTTTTGTAAATAACCCAGAGTTATACACTCCGTTTATCGAAGAGATTGCTGAACGGATCGCCTTTACACATGTAACACTAGAGCAGTCTAGAGAGATTGATGAGATCTACAGGCTACAAGGTGAGATACGTGCACTAAGATCACTATTACGTTTGAGGGATAAAATTAATGGCAGCTCCTAAGACTTCACTTAACCCTAAAGCTAGACCACGCACTAAGACCGAAGAAAAAACTTTACGTGGTAGACCTGTGTGGATTGATCATACAGGTGAAGTTACTGGTGAAAAAGGAGCTAAATATTCTGAAGTAACTACAACTATTCCTTGGGGTACTGAGTGGATTACTGCACCTAGTGTTGATGAAAATGGTAAAAGACTTAGTGATGACGAAGTTAAACAACGTCTGTTAGAAACTAGAGGTAAAGACTTTATTACAGGGGAAGAACTCCCGACATTTTCTAACCCAGAAAAAGCTTCTGAGTATGCTCAGTGGAGGTCAGACACTATGTTTGATCAAGAAGCTATTGAGCAGGGTTTTCCAGAGGAGTTTCCTATGGGGCCAGAACCTGAAAGAAAAGACTTCATAGATAGAAGTATTGATAGAGGTAAAGACTTTTTAGAGTACCTAACAACACCTAGCAAGCATGGTGTTTTTAACAAAGGTGGAGCAGTTATGAACGAACAAATGGAAATGGCTTTTATGCAACAAGGTGGACTAAAAGACGATGGCATGAAGCGAGACCCAGTGTCAGGCAATGAAGTACCTAATGGTTCTATGGCTAAAGAGGTACGAGATGATATACCTGCTCAATTATCTGAAGGTGAGTATGTAGTACCTGCTGATGTCGTCAGATACCTTGGTGTAAAACATTTTGAAGATCTACGAAATAAAGCAAAAAGTGGCTTGCAAAACATGGAAGCTAATGGTAGAATCGGTGGTGAGCCTGTTCCTGTTGGTGGACCACAAGCTGCTCCTATGCCTCAACCACCTACACCTTACATGGCAGAAGGTGGTGATCTTACCCCAGATGAGGTGAACGAAATTAAGATGCTTATGAATCAGGGTGGCATGGTAGCTGGTGCTGCTGAAGGTACTGACTTTGGTCAGAAATTTATGACGCAACCTAGTGTCTATGGTGGCGGCTTTAGTTTTGAAGATACTCCAGGTGGTACACCTAGTGGTGTATCTATTGCAGACCCTGAGCTACCGACAGAAGCTAAAACTTTATATGGGCCTAACGGTGAAGTAGTAACTTTAACTTTACCAAAAGACCAACAAAAATATGATGAGTTAATAGCTCAAGGTTATACTGAAACACAACCAGTATCTAAATTTAATGACGACAGTGATAGTGCACCCTCGCCTACTGTTGAGTCAACTTCTTGGTATGAAAACACAGACTGGACAGATGCAAGTAAGTCTGCAGATAAATACTTTGGTACTGGAGCAACATTTAGTTCAGGTCTTACTGGCGCAGTAGCTGGAGCTGTAGCAGGTTTACCTGGAATGGTTGCAGGTAAGTATGGCGCTCAAGTTAGTAACTTAGCTACAGCTAGAGCTGAAGTAGAAATACGTAAAGCTATAGGGGATACAGCAGGTGCAGAGATCTTACAAAAAGCTATAGATACTCAATTAAAATCTTCCTCTGGGCTTGGTTTAGCTGATAAAGCTATTGATTCTTTATTTGGTTCTGATGGAGATATGAAACTCATAAAAGGTTTACAAGCTGCAGGTATTGAAGTTGATGCAAGTTTACGGGACGATGATTTAGATGACTTTATGAAAAATTTAAATGAGGGTAATAGAAATAAACTCATTACTAAGTATGGAACCGATACAGCTAAACCCCCTGTCACATCAACGGCAGATAAAGGTACAGTAGCAGGTATGCCTTCTGGACGTATGGGATTTGATCCAAAAGGTGGTGGACTAGAAGAAGCTAAAAGAATTAAGAAACAACAAGATTTAGCTAGACAAAGTGAAGGTAGAGATCCCGGCCCATCAGGAGCAGAAATAGCTGCTGCAAGGGCGCAAACACCTACAGCTAAAGCTTCAACAGGTACAAAAACAACCGAAGAAGCTAGAGCGGCAACTGCATCTGCAGTACAAAAATACGGTAAAGCTACAGGTGGCAGAGCTACAGGTGGATTAGTATCAAGACCCAAAAAGAAAAAATAATAAGGCTACTCGGCTACGGCTGACCCCAACATAAGGAGAATAATATGCCTGAACTAGCAGAAGTGGAAACCCCAAAGACTGCAGGATTCGTTGATCGTGGATATAATAACGCAAAGCGTAAGCAACGGATGGAAGAAGAAGCTAAGGAGATTGAAAGACTTGAAGCTCAAGCAAGGGGGGAAACCCCAGTAGATGCAGAAGAAGAAGTCGAAGAAGCTACCCAAGAAGCAGAGGCCAATACAGAAGTTAAAGAAGAAACGCTATCTGCAGAAGAAAAGTCTTTTAAAAAACGATATGGTGATCTAAGACGCCATATGCAACAAAAGGAAAAAGAGTGGGATGAAAAGCTAGAGAATTTACAAAAAGCTTCTACTAAAGCTGGTATTATTCCACCTAAGTCCGATGAAGATATTGAAGAGTGGGCTAAAGAATATCCTGATGTAGCTGGCATTGTAGAAACAATTGCAGCTAAAAAAGCACAGGAGATGTTTGAAAAGGCAGACACTCGCCTTAAACAACTTGACGAAGCTCAAGCAGAAGCTGATCGAGTTAAGTCAGAGAATGAAATCCGTAAGTCACATGCAGACTTTGATGACTTACGTGAGGCAGATGAGTTTCATGACTGGGCAGATGCACAACCTAAGTGGGTTAAAGATGCTCTCTATGAAAACGCAGATGACCCAGCTTCAGTAGTACGTGTTATTGATCTTTACAAATCAGATAAAGGTCTTACTAAGGAAGCTAAGAAAGCAAACAAAAAAGCAGCAGCTTCACCAGTTACTCGACGTGGTAAAACTAATGTAGATGTAGCTGATGCTAATGAGATGATTCGTGAGTCAGAGGTAGCTAAAATGTCTGACAAAGAATTTGAAGAACGTTCAGATGAAATTAACAAAGCAATGCGCAATGGTAAATTTGTCTATGACGTGTCTGGTAATGCCAGATAAACTGTTGACAAATAAAAAAGCAACAGTATAACTAGGGACATAGAACAAAAGCCTCTATATGACTACCTTTTGTTCTAACCCAATTTCCAATAAAGTCTAAACGTATGAGAACTACCTGTTCAAGTATAGGCCCGTACATCTAACGGTTGGCCGACTGTTAGTCTAACGCACCCTAGAAAATGTAACAGCCTCTTATTGGTATTAGCTTTTAGATAAGCCAACTATCAGGAGGATTTATTATGGCTTTTACATCAGCAGGAGGACACGGTAACTTACCTAACGGTAACTTTAGTTCCGTAATCTACTCCAAAAAAGTGCAGCTTGCTTTCCGCAAGAGCACAGTATGTGGTGACATCACCAACTCTGATTATTTTGGGGAGATTTCTGCCCAAGGTGATACAGTTAAAATCATTAAAGAACCTGAGATTTCCGTAAGCAGCTACGCTCGTGGTACACAGATCTCAGCACAAGATCTTGACGATGAAGATTTTTCATTGGTTGTAGACAAAGCTAACTACTTTGCCTTTAAAATTGATGACATCGAAGAAGCTCACTCACATGTGAACTTCATGGATCTTGCAACCAATCGTGCAGCTTATCGTTTGGCTGACCAGCATGACCAAGAAGTTCTTGGCTACTTGTCAGGTTTCAAACAGTCTGCTCTACATGCAGATGCAGATACAGTTAATGACCAAGTAAATGGTACTAAAGCTGTAACTACTGCAGGTTCAGACGAATTGCTGACATCAATGAAGTTGCGTAAAGATAGCTTCGGCAACATTACTACTGCTTCTGCTGCAGATCATTCGATCCCAGTAGCTGCTCGTTTGCCCGGTGCTACTGCACTACCAACAGCAACAGCTTCACCAGCAATGGTTGTAGCTCGTATGGCTCGTTTGCTTGACCAACAACAAGTTGATAAGCAAGGACGCTGGCTGGTTGTAGATCCAGTATTCATGGAAATCATGGCAGATGAAGATTCACGTCTTCTGAACGCAGATTACGGTGAGTCTGGTGCACTTCGTAATGGTTTGGTTCTTAACAACCTGCACGGTTTCCGTGTGTACTCTTCATCTAACCTACCATCTGTAGGTACAGGTTCAGGTACAACAGGTTCTGCAAACCAAAACACTAACTATGGTGTTATCGTAGCTGGTCATGACTCTGCAGTTGCTACTGCCGAGCAGATCAACAAAACCGAAACATATCGTGACCCTGACAGCTTCGCTGACATTGTTCGTGGTATGCATCTATATGGCCGTAAGATTCTTCGCCCTGAAGCAATCGTAACTGCCAAATATAACGCAGCGTAAGGGGGGCATAGAAATGGCTTTACAATCTCCAGTTCGTATTGAGACAGCCGTGATTGCTCACGGTGACTTGACAACTAGCTCAACTCACGACATCGGTACAGTTCCAGACAATTGTGTGGTTCTTGCTGCTGGCGCTGAGTGTACTGCAGCAGCTACCATTGGTGGTGCTAATGCAGTAAGCTTTGGTGTCACAGGTGGTGACATTGATTTGCTCGGTACTGCCGACATCAATGGCGCTAAGACATTGGCTGCTACCACTACTTCGGTAAACGGTATCACTAATGTTACTGCTGCTGACACAGTTATCACTGCAAAGCTTGCGGGATCTAACGCACCTTCAGCGGGTTCGTTTAAGTTCTTCGTAGTGTACGCCCCAATGGGTGCTACAAAAGCTGCCGCAGAAGTAGATCGTGATCTGCTTGCATAACTAACTTTAGGGGCTGCTTTCGAGTAGCCCCTTTAGACTATTCAAAGGGTTTTAAA